TGTCTTGCAGCACTGGGTATCCACGGCGGTGAATACGCATCTGCCGGTGAGGTCAACAACGCTATCGCCCAACAGGACATCCCAAAAAAAAACCCACCCGGCATAACTGACTTTAGGAAGCGTAGTCACGAATTTCTGAACGAAGTTCGTTCCTGTCAAGATCACGATCAGTTCACCGCTTTTATCAATCAAAAAGCCTCTATGGATTTTATGGAAGAGGCGTCAACAAAATTTCCTGACGATTGGATTGGTGATGGACAGGATATTGCAGGCATCAGAGGTGAAATGAACAAGCACCTTAAAGAACTCAAAAAAATGGAAATGGAGATGGCGTAATGCCTTATGAAATGAAACACGAAAGCGGTTCACTTTGGCGGAATGAGAATAAAGAGCGGGAGAGCCATGCCGATTACTCAGGGACCGCAAAGGTTGATGGTCGAGAATATTACATGGACGCTTGGATCAACGAAGCCACGAACGGCAAAAAATATATGTCCATCAAGTTCAAAGAAAAAAACCAAGCGCAATCGGTTTCTGGGACGCCCCAAGAGGCCATGCAACCGCCGCCACCTTTAGATGACAGCATACCTTTCTGAGCATCCGCTCATTGAGGCAGTTTTAAACGAATTCCCCGGCGCGGAGATTAAAGGCATTCAAATGACTTGCAGATTTACAAAATCGATGCAGGGTTTTTTGGTCCCCGCTGACGATGAGGCCAACAAAGTCGTCAGTAAAGCTCGCGTCGGGGAAACCATATTTCTGAACTATCCCTCTCAAAGATCATCGAAACAGATGAGATATTTTCACTCTTTGTGCGCCCTGGCGAGCGACAACATGGACGGCGTGACACCGGCAGATATCAAAGACGCTGTTAAACTTGCCTGCGGACATTCTCGCACCGTTCAAATTCCCTTTAATGGGGAAGTATATGAGCGAAAAACACCCAGGTCTTTGGAAGAACTTAATGGCGACCAATTTAATAAATTTATCGATCTAGCCCTCGACTATTTAGCCAATGAGTTAGGCGTCGATACGACTGTTTTACGCACAGAGGTGGCGGCGGCGTGATCAGAGACCGTAAATATTTAGATTGGCTACGGAGCCAGCCGTGTATCGTGACCGGTCTTTTTGGAACCGAAAATGACGCGATAGATCCATCACACATTGGAACGGCGGGAAAAGGTCTCAAATCGTCAGACGATGAGGCTCTACCTCTGTGTCACTCAATCCACAGCAAATGCCACTCTCTAGGTGAGATGTCTGTACTGCGTGAGATGCTCCCAAACGCCATTTTAAGAGAGGCGCTACGGGCGCTTGCGCGAGAAAATTATCAAAAGTATTTGCAAGAAAATCAGAAAGGTCTGATGCAATGAAAGCCTATACAAAAAAACAGGCGGCAGAAATATTGCAAGTAAGCATTAGGACTTTGGATCGGGAGCTTGACGCTGGCACACTAAAATATTTTATGGTGGGCAAAAGAAAACGGATAAGCGAAATTGATCTGCGCCAATATATGGAGGGGGGAGGATGTCAGTTTTTAAGCGCAAAGGGCGCAAAACTTACGAGTACAAGTTCCAGATCAAAGGTCATCCCTTTTACGGAAATACTGGCGAGAGAACTCGCCCAGCGGCAGCACTCGTAGAAACACGGCTCAAGAAAGAAGCGCGAACGCTTATTGAGCGAGGCAAAAGCACCGAATTAACCCTTGACGTTGCCATCGGTGATTATTGGCAAAAGAAGGCGCAACATGCAGCCGACAAAAACAACATACTGAAGCGTCTGGCTCGCCTTCAAAAAATCATCGGCCCGAACGTTGCGGTGAAAAACATCGACCTGAAAACGGTGGATGATTACGTCGCCATTCGCCGCGCACAGAAAAACTCCAAATACAAAGACCAGAAGAACGCGCCGTTTGTGTCGCACGGCGAGGTCAACAAAGACCTGACGTACTTGAGCGCCGTTATGGCACACGCCCAGCGATCCGGGGCAACGATTCAATATATCGATTGGAACAAAGCCAAGCTGGTCTTGCCAGAGTCACCGATTTACGTTCTGAGCGTCAAGGAGGAGCGAAGAATACTGGACGAGCTTGTTCCCCACGCCATTCCCATGATTGAGTTCATGTTTATCGTCGGACAGCGGAAGCTCAATTGCTGGCAGTTGGATTGGTCGCAGGTATCTTTTGAAAAACGGGAAATTACATTTTTTGTCAAAAGCAAAAAGCCAGGAGGGCGGAAGGTTGTGCTGCCAATTAACGACGCAATGCACGACTTCCTGACTTTACTGAACCCTAAAACCTTTGGGCCGGTGTTTACCTTTGGTCAAAACGGCTGCTCATGTTGGCACTGCAAAAACCGACCCGGTGAGCCAATCAAGACAATCCGAAAAACATTCGACGGGGCCGTTCGACGCGCCGGGATAAACCGAAAGGTGCGCTTCCATGACATCCGTCACACCACGGCAACGCGGCTGCTCATGCTATCAAAGGATATCAGGCTGGTGCAACAATATCTGGGTCACAGCGACATCAAATCAACGCTGCACTACGCAGAGCATAATACGGCTGAAAAACAGCGAGGCATGGATTTGTTGTCAAAAATCGGTGACAAAAATGGTGACACTCCGCAAAAGAAAGCTGTAAACAATTGATGTATATACGTTTTTTATACGGGGGCAGAGCCTTCGGGAGGCAGGGGCCGGAGGTTCGAATCCTCTCACTCCGACCAATTAACCCGCAGAAAACTGCGGATTCACGAGCATATCTTAGTCAAACGGGTTTTTTAAAATCGGCAAAATAAGTTCTTTTTGAGAACAAAACGGAAAAAAAATGGTGACAAAAATGGTGACACTATTTTCGACGTTTATGACTTGTTCCGCTTCCAGGTCAGAAACTCTGCGCCCTCTTTTAGATCGCCAAAAGGTTTGACCCTGACGTTGGGGGGGGCTTTTGGCTCGATAACAAAAATAATGCTTGATCCGTAATTCTCTTCTACGAAACCATGTCTGTGTCCAAAGTCATCATGCCATTTGTAGCCCCTGGCTCTCGCTAGGTTAATTACCTTGCCAGAGGCGTTTTCTTCTTGCGTTAACGCCCACGTATGATGATGCCCAGAAACAAATATGTCGGCATCTTCACCCCACAGAGAAGCGCGTTTTTGACCATGCAATGGATTATAGATCGACGTTCCCTTGTGATTATGGGAAGCATCAACTCGGATAACCGCTGACGGAAAAACCAATCGGAACTGCGCGGCCCAATCTAACATGGGTACTTGTTTAACATTGACAGCTTTCAAATACGTCGAAAACTCCGAATGCATTGTGTCGTGGTTTCCGTGCAGCCAAACAAGCCACGGTATTCCAGCTTCTTTTAGAAACCATTGAGCTAGTTTTCTTTCTGTTTGCTTGGAGATGTCTTCTTCGGCGTAGAGACCGATAAGTCGGCCACCCCAATTGTTTCCCGTATCGCCAATGTTGACGGCACCGATACCGGGCGTTTCCGACATGATTTTTACATCACGTCGTAAAAGCGGAATGTTACAGTGAGTTCCAATGTGTGGGTCACCAACTACCACCAAACCGAACGGATCGTCAGAACGTATTTTGATGTCAAACCACTTTTTCGCGGCGTTGTGTTCTTGTTTCTTTTCCCAACGGCGCGACAGGTGATCAAGTATTTCATCCGGGGTAATGTCTTCATCTGGAAACTCAGGCAACGATATGTCATCAGTCCCAGCTGGTGCCTGGTTCTCTACATCAGGAAATCGTTGTCGAGCGGTTGCTAGGCGTCCCTCAAATGTGCTTCGAAGCATACCAGCTTCGTTTGCAGCTGCCGTTATAGTTTTATGCTTGGCAGCGAGTTGGAGAACGTCACGACAATCTTGATCAGAGAGCGCCCTACCGCGCTTTATTTCTAGCCCCATTGTAGCCCCTCTAATCTTTTCGCGTGTCTTTCGGTGCGAGCAGGCGTTTGCTGATAAAGTTTAGAGTTCCTGAGTTCGTTCGCTGCTGCCAACCAATCCGGTGGATCTTCGTTCAAAGCAACTAGGTGTTTTTTAAACATTGAATATCTAGGACGACCCAATTGAAATGATAAACTTGCTACAGTAATCCGCGCCGGATCTGGCAGATCATCGAATGACGGCACCAATAATCGCGCATCAGTGAGACAAGTCTTTATATCCTGTTCAAATGCAGATTGAATCCGAGACTCAGCAACAGCTGTTCCAACAGGCTGTCCATATTCTAGGTCGTCTGGTGTAATAGCGTGTCCAATCCCATATGATGGCACTTGCATACTGCAAAGGTAAATCGACCTAACACAGCCTTCGTCTCGTTCAAGTAGTTCGCGCAGCTGGTTGTCGAAAGTCATTTTCTCAATGCTTTAGCAACGCCATTTACAAGCGCGGGAGCGGTATTCTTTAGGGCCGACACACCCCACACCCCCCCAACCATGCTGGCGTAAATTTTTACATACCATTCCGGCATACTCGTCAGCGCGACATTGAAATAAACCTCAACCCCAGCGGGATCGAAAAGCGCCCAAAGAAATGGAGCAGAAAACATACTGAACGAAATGCGGCGTAACCATTTATCTTTGTCAGTAAGCTGCGCCATCTCCCATTCGTGATTATTAGTCTCCGTGTCGCGCAACAATCTTGCACGATTTTCTTTTTCCGCTGCTTTTATTTCTTGCCCGGTTTTGAAGTAATCCATTGCGCCACTAAGTAACGGCTTTGCTAATCCAGCAATTAGAGAAATCATTTTTGTACCTCTGGGTGCCTTCCGTTATGGAGCGACCGTAACCGCTGAACCTCTGCTTCGGTGGCGTTTAAACGCGCTTGAATGTCGGCCATGACCATTGCGCGATTTTCCCGCTCTTTTGGCGAAAGCATTTCCCCGTATGTGTTTAACGATTGGGCGTGATTACTTAGCTGCACCTCTTGTCTATCGGTAGTCTTATCAAGACCCCGGATACGGGCCTCTATGTCATTGATAATTTTGTTTAAATTTCTCACTTCCCAGCGTATGACGGCAAACGCCCCGGCCAAGGTACAGAGGGTGGTACCCAAACTAATCAAAAGTCGAGTATCAAACTCCACGACCTGTGAACCTTTTTACGGTCTCAGATTCCCAAATTCGAAGACCTAACCAAACAATTGTAAAAATCGCCGCAATGTCAGGAAGGACGGAAAGCACTGCGCCACCAGCGGCGGTGACTGCGGACAAATCCAAAACAAGTTTTGTCTCGTCCGTCATGTGGAAATGCCTTTTTTAGGTTTTTTGACGCCAATCAATGCTGGGGATGTGCAGAAAAACCCGCCCTCGGATTTTATAAAAATCGTGTAGGTCTTTTCACCTATGAAGAAAAACATTTCGATGCCCAACAGATTGGTGCCTGAGTAACGAAACTTTTCGTCGTGCTCCGCCGCCTTTTCTTCCGCTGTTGTGAAATCATTGAAACAGTACATGGGGGTTTGAGCTTGCGGAGAGCGCATAAAAAAGGCCGTGACAAACACGACCAAAATTAGCAAGCAACTGAGACGACCAATCATTCGGGAGGCGTCGGCCAGACAGGGTTTTCGGGATCAGTAGTATTCGCCGGTAGGTCACGCAGCGCCTGACGATAGGTTGCCCACGCTGTTTTATCAACTGGCGCGTCTGGTACTTGCGTCCAATCAGATCCGAAAAGAAGACCGTCGCGCTTCCATCGAAGTTGTCGCATTGGCTCGTTACTGGCGTTGAAGGCTACCCGCGCATCGATCTCGGCCTCCGTCGGCTTATCGGTCTCGTCCTCCCAAACAAGGCCATCGTAGTCGCTTCCGGCCCAATTCCACTTTTCGCCGGGCCGAAGCTCTTCCAATGCAATAATTTTTTCAATCATTCCGTTACTCCTACGGGTTAATCGTGACGAGTGAGCCGTCAAGTTCTATAAGCGTCAGATGCGTGTTACTCCAAGTCATTGCGCTACTTTGTTGTCCGGCAGTATTTCCGTAGGGTCGCACTGAATACGTGATTGCACTTGCCGTATTTGGTTTTTCAAGAAAGGTAATGGTATTTGACATGGTGTAGTTCTGTGAGGAAAAATACGCCGCTATCTCTCCTATTACCGTACCGGAGTTGAGAGCCGTCGCAGAAGTTTGAACACCGTCCCTGAATAAATAAGTGTACATCAGGTTATTGCCTACACAGATGCCAAAGGTTTTCGTTCCGCCAACTATTGCAAGTATGGCATTAGAAGCAGACGACATTGTTATTGTGTCGTCCCAACCAGTTACAGTCGTAGTAGCGTTAATTGTAGTCGAGCTAAAATAGCCCAAATTTTTGCGTCGAACTTGAAGAATAGCCCCGCCACCCGCATTTTGAAATTCGAGCGCGGTTGCACCGGAGTTTACAGCTAGGACTTGATTAGCAGTACCAAGAGCACTTAACCCGGTACCGCCTTGGGTGTGAGCTAGGGCAGTCGTAAGTCCAGTGATTGAAGTGATGTCGCTGTTTGCCCCGGCACTGGCAAACACACCGCGTGGTTCAGCATCGTTTGTTGCCGTCGCGCCAACAGCCACGGCAGATAATGAGGCCGACAAGGAACCCGCATCAAAAGTTACTGTGACCGTGGTGTTTGGCGACGAGAAGTTGGAACTAACAATCGTTCCATACAGCGTTGAACTATCTGTTGCCCGAATACGCCGGTTTGCGTGATAGATCGAGGTTACATCGCTGGCAATCGTGAACGTCGTTGCAGACGCATATGTCACCGTGTGACCAAAATCGATCCAGTCCGCATTTTCGAACCATTCGCGAACCGCCGCGTTTGTAGAACGCATCGCATTATTTACATTTGAAGGGGCCATGCCCTCCGCTATCGACACGCCACCAACTGAGGTGTTTGACCCCGCAGTTGTGCTCCAGTTTTTAATATCTGTGACCATGTTTCACCTCATAAAAAAACCCGCCGCAGCGGGTAACGTCATAAATGTTAAAGTTCTTATTCTGGAATTTCGCCAATGTTCAAAAGACCCCCAACACTGCCAGGGTTTGTTTGTGGTGGCCTTGGTCGAACACCTTGACCCGCTCCAGTTCTTGCCATGGTCCTAACTATGGGTACGGCTTCCCCTTTTGGCACTACTTGAACAGCCACCCGACCAAACGATCCTAATAAATTTCTTAACGAAGTTTGAAGTGCATTGATGCTGTTAGAGAAGTTTGCTCCGCCCCTCACCTCTCTGCTTATTGTTTCCGCAACACGTGTAAGCTGTTGCATCTGCTTGATCTGGGTTGGTGTAAAGAGAACCCCCATAACCTCTGGCGCTTCTTTAAAAATTTTGTCTAAATTCGTCCGCAACAGTGCGCCCGACAACATATCCGCCTCTATCGCGTCATAGGGTATGTCAGACTTTTTACGGGCTGTATCAATTATTCGCTCAAAAACCTCACGGCGGATTTGATTAAATTCGTCACTGCCTGCGCCAAGTTTATCACGCAAAATTCTTAAATTTTTCGCAACGCCTTGTTTACTTTTAAAATTTATTCCCCCTGCGAGAATGGCTCTGCCTACCTCCTCTGGAGTGAAATCCAAAGTACCGTCTGTAGTCGATAGAATTTTTTCCATAAATTTATCGGACTCAAACTCGTCTGCGTAAGCACGACGCGCTTGAACGGCTTTAAGCCACTTTTTTGGGGCAAACGGATCACCAAGAACTAAGTCATTTTCAACTAATCTTTTAGCTTGGTTGTCAAAGTTTCGCAGAAGCGCACCCAGCGCGTTCCTGTCTGTCGGGTTGTTGGATGTCCCGGCAAGTTTTGTGACGCCGCGTCTCCATTTGAACAGTTCGCTAACCAAGACAGCGTCGTCTGGACCCCTCTCGCCATAAAGCCCACGGAACTGCTCTAGCTCTTTTGTCGCAACATCACTATTACGAACAAGTGCGGCAGCATCTCCAGCATCAAGCTCAAATCCGACACGGGTAAGGTCTTTGACCCTAACCCCCGCAGTAGTTGTATCTGCTTCTTTATATAATTTGCTAATCTGCTTTTTTTGCTTTTCCGCTCGGTCAGATAGTGTACGTTGCGCCGCACCAAATCCGCTTCCCGTTTCGGTAATATCGTCGCCCATTCTTTCAACATTTGCCATCATGGCATTGCGTTGATTTATGCGGAATATAGCCATCTGCCTTGAAGCACCTTCACCGAAGGATCCTTTTAGAGCTTCGCTTTCATACATCCGGTCAGTCGAACCGCGAGTAATGTCACCACGCGATAAGGGAACCGGCACAGGCAGGGTTTGAGACTCCGCAAAACGCGCAGTTTCTCGAACACCTTGTTGGCCCATAGCAGGGTCAATTAAGTTTTTGCCTTCACGCGCAAAATAACTAGCGAGCGTGTCAGAAACATCTGCGGGGTCAACGCCGCCGTCTTGGAGTGCTTTTCGGCCCTGTTCTGTCAACCGCCCTTCAGCAAAAAACGCTGGTGCTCCGGTCACCTCTCGATAAAGGTTACGCATCGATTTAGTCATTCTGCGAACTACAGGTGCTAACGCCTGGGAAGCCCCACCTGTGGCGGCAACCATGGCAGCGGTGCCATAATCGATTGGCTGTTGACTACCTGTTTCTTGCGCGGCCATATCCTGTGCCACAGCGCCTCCAAATAGACCGGCTGAAGTACCTAAAACGTCACCAGTCCGTTGAAGAAATTTCTTTCCTGTACCGCCACCCAAACGCGCACCAGCTAACTCAAATGCGGTTCCAACCAATAAGTCACTTGCATCTTGTGCGCTGGGACCGGGTGCGTTCAGAAAATAATCTTTGCCGTCTAAGTTAACAATCACGTTGTCAAACTTGTCTGTTCGTATCGGGGCATCGGGATAGAACAGTCTGAATATATCAGCCTTGCCTGCATCATTTCGGGCAAGCGACATCGTACTGAATAGCTCACCTACATCTTGTAGGTACTTGGAGAACCGACCCGGAAGCTCTGGCAAGTCCTGTTCGCGACGGCTTTCACCAGATACAAAATCATAAGCGTCAGTCAGAGCGCCGCCAACAGTATCTGCGGCTCGTTCCATAAAAGACCCGTTATCAAGTTGCACACTTTGCGGGGTGACTGGTGATGGGTTTGGGGACGCTTCAGTGTCATCTCCCAAATATGGGATAATAACTTGCGAGGTATGATTAGGCATTATTTACGCCCCTGCGCTTTGACTAGCTTTCTCCACTGCTCTTCAATTGCTGTCTTGCTGAATTGTGGATTTGCTTTAGCCATTCTTTCCATAAAGGTATTTATAAACACAACATTGGTTTTGCCGTTTTGCTCAATTCGGGCGACCAACGGCGTCTTATTTATAAAGGTAGACCAATCTCTTTTAGCTTGGCTAAACGCTCTACTTTGGTCCTTCGGTTCTGCGGCATATATCCGCTTTGTAACAAAATCTCGGTACTCTACTGCGCGGTCTGCAAGGGCAATCTGATAGTTACGAATAATTTTATTCGCTTCTAATGGGTTTTCTGCGCTCAACAACGCCTGCTTTGCTCTCTGCGCGTCCGGTTCAGTTTGCGGCCCTTTCTGTGAGGCTAGTTTTTCAAGCAAATTATCGGTCAAAAATGTACGGTAGGAAGCAAAGTCGGTAATCCGTGCCGTCCTATCGGGATCAACATCTACACCAAAAAGGTTTTGCCCCGTTTGAATAAGAGTATCGATCCGGTTTTTTAACTCTCTACCCGGACCCATTTCTTTAGGCAGCAATTGAAACCCAATCTGTGCGGTTGTTTTAGTAGCATCCGCTTGATTTGCTGCTTTTTCTATTTCTGCTAAATCCTTTGCTTGAGTGGCCGCAAATTGCTTACCAAGGGTGCTTTCACCTCCTATTTGTTGTACTAAAGGAACCTGACGCAGAGGAATCGACTTTATCTCATTAGAACGATTTATCTGTAACGCTCTTCCGCTTTCACGGGCCTCCTTTACTTCTTTGGGAGTGAAACCGAATTGAGCCGCGTTTTCTTCCGTTATCGTCATAAATTCCTGTTTGGGAAACTGTTGTTCAATTGCGGCCTTGTAATAAGCAGGCAAAGCGGAGGTTGGTATTCCTAAACGCTGTGCCATCTGCGCGTCACGCGTTGAAGCAGCCTGATCTGATAACATTTTCCGCGCCTGCAAACCGGCAACTTGCTCGGCAAGTCCTGTCCTCAAAGCGTTTTGATAAGCTCCCATACCGCCCAGAGCGGCCCGTCCAGCGGCACGACCAAGGGAAGCGTCTTGAGGGTTGCGACCACCCGCACCCGCATCCAGAAACGCTGACGCGGCGGCTAGAAGGCCCATTGTACGGGCGTTGTTGCGGTCTACCCCTAACAGGCCATAGATGTCACCAGATGCCGCTCCTGGGGTAGCTGTGGGCGTGGTCATGGGACCGAAGAGGGTCATTGGATTGGGATTGACGTTAAGATTAGGAAGGTTATTCGGCATAAACATACTTGGCGACATATTAGGTAGATTAAATGTGCTCATAGGCCAATTCTCCCTAATAACCCACCAGCACCCGGTAGTAAGGCGTTACCAAGCGCAGCAGCGCCCAGACCCAGGCCAAGGTAATTAGCAGCGGGGTTGTAGAATGTCGGTTGTTGCGCGGTCATTGTTCCACCAACTGTGCCGCCACGCACCAAACTAGAAAAATCTTGCAACTTCTGGCGATTGATATTCTCTTCAAAATTAAATCGATCAATCTGGTCTTGTAATTGTGCCTGCGCCAGCTGCTCTCTTGCTGCACCGACTTGGGCAAGCCTTGCGGGGTCCGCAAACGACATATCTCGGAACTGTTGCGCCGCCCCTGCCGTTGCCATCTGTCGAGCACGTTCGTCCCCGTAGTTTTTAAAGGCCATCGAACCGGCAAGATCCCCTAGGGACCGAGACAAAACATCGGCGTTTGCACCTGATCCTAATCGGCCTGCCTTTGAAAACTGGCTTTGAATACTACTAATCACCGGATTGGATGCGGCAGCAAAAGCCTGCTCAAAATATGGGTTGTTTGCCATAACAAAGTCACCGCGAATGGTGCGGTTAGCAAGGTCTTGTGCTCCGGTCGTTATTGGAGATCCAGCGAGCGCAGACTGTTCCGTCATTCGCAAAGCAAGTTCAGACTGTGGCGAATACGGTGTGACTGTGGATTCTGGAAAGTAATTAGGCCGTGCGCTCTCTAGCTCTGATGTAGCCTCTGACAAAATCCGCTCTAATGCGGGTTTCGCGTAGGCCGGTGGCTCAGTATTTTGAACTGACTGTACCGTCTGTTGTCTTCTGCCGCCGTCGCTGCTCATGGCATTACCCCAAAATTACGTAGGAAAAAGTTCTATCTGTCTGTGAATTGTTCGCGTGTGTGATCGTAAAAGACTGCTTCGCCCGAACACTTACGAACATTGTCGTTTGTTCTGCCGCCGCGTTAGCGGTCGTCGGCATAAACAAAATCACACTGTCACCGCCTGCGCGGCTGTCTTCTACCAGGGTCGTTGTGCTCGATGCTGTCAGCGTAACCGAACCCGTTGAATTTATTTTGCCGTCCATGGCGTTTCGTACAACAAGCGCAATCTGTCTCTGGTCAGTTGTGCCATCGACCGGAAGCGTTTGGAAAAAACCACTCACCTCAACCCGCCTGCCACCGCGTCAAACTCAATACCCTGGGCGTGGTTCCACGTACCACCAGCTGCAATGTTTACACGTACCCGGTGGTATCGACCTTCAGAGCGTAGCGGACAAAAGCCAGCCGCGTTTTGTGGCGCTGCCGTTCCAAATGTAAACGTGTCATTTACGCGATTTCGTGCCGCTGCTTGAACTGTAAGAGTCCCGCCGTCCACGATAGGACGAACAGACCTTACCAAAGCGCGTCTTGTATCCGCCACGGCGGACTCTGGCGTTTCAATTATTGCTGCAAGGTTGGCACCGCTAAACGATCCCAGCTTATTGTCCTTGGCAACTGATATTTGTATCTGACCGCCTTGGTAAACCGGGCTATCAAAACTAACCGTGTGGTTGTCTATATTTGAATTGATCGTATCAAGCTGTTCTAAAGTGTAGGACACCGATAGTGTCTTACCGACCATTTGATGGTCTACCTCGATGTAAGACCAACGCCCGATCCGCCAGTTGTACACCATGATGCGGTCAGGTTCGCCATCAGAAGAGTTTGTTGAGGGATAAGACCAGAAAATTAGACCATTATCAGGATCAGACGCGCACGTTATGCGCTCCAGGTAGTTGCTGTTTACATCGTTCCAGAAATAACGGTCCACTTTCTCAACGCCAATGGGCTGGATCGTCTGCCCATTAAAGGCATAAAAACCATCACGATCTAAAAAGAACGTAAGATCACCCACTCTTGTGAAAGCGTCTCGCGCTGCCAGACCGCGATTTGATGCTACCTGATCGAATTGAAAGATAAGCGGCGCACCCACATAGGACATACGCACAACTGAACGATCCAAAAAGACAACGCCATATTCGCCGCCTGCAATCGCTAGGACGGAGCCACCTTCAAAAATATCCTGGTGATCTGACTGCGTTGTTGTAGATGTCGTCCAATTGGTGGGGTCACCTAACGCGGACCATCTCACGCGGTTTGGAAAGTCGCCGCTATCAAAAATGTTACCGCAAACTAAAAAGTCTCGCACAGTCGCTATAGTCCGCGCCCTCGGTGCAGCGGCAGCAAGATCACCAAATAAGCTAGACGAACCTACCGAAAATGATTGTATTGGGTCCGAAAAATTACTGGCAATAACCCGTGTACCATATTCCGCAAACGCCCACCGCTCACCAGCGGCAGTGGTGTAGTTACCGGACTTTGATACGTTACTAAGAGTGCCACCGGAGTAGCGATATAGTTTCGTGCTGTCACCGACAAACGAAAATGCGTTTCCAGACGCATCTTCACCACCGCCCATGCCAGTAAGCCGCGCATCAGCGGCGGTAGACTGAACAGAAATATCTTTTACCGGTTTATAGCTTGCGGCAGCTGCGAATACGTTTTTGGCAACGGTTGCTCCAGCGGATAAATCAGGCTGGTCAGGCGTCCATTCGCCAAACGGTATAATTGCCACTTACACGTTCTCCCACGTTTCTGAACCAGCTGTAACCTCGGTCCACGTTTCCGAACCGGGTGTGATCTCGGTCCAAGTCTCAGACCCCGGTGTTGCATCGGTCCACTCTGAGCCGCGCACCGTTGCATCTATCGTTGTCGTAAAGGCGGAAGACATCGCCGCGCTGGCCTTATAAACGACCACAGAGGCCGCTGTGAGGCTTGCAATTACATTCATGGTTGCCGAACCAGCCGCCGTATAAACTGCGTTCGCAGTTGCTGTAAAAACTGACGAAAGCGTTGCTGAAACGCCCCGTTCTCTAATCGCTGTCGCTGTTGCCGTAAATGTTGCCGATATCGTTGCGCTTACCTCTCTAACACGCACTACAGCGGCACTGGCCGTAAATGATGACGCCATAGTTGCTGATGTTGTCATAATTCGTGTGGCGGATGATGACATTGTTGTTGTCACCGCCAATGCGGCAGATCCGTCAAATATTGTAGCGGTGCCGCTTACCCATTGATCACTGTCCAGCGAGTAAGGCAAGGTTTCGAGTGTTCCAAACGCATCAAGCTGTTCAAGCGTAAACGGTGCGGTTTGGTCTGCCATCAGGCCAGCGTAAAGGTCAGGCTCGACGCGTCGATTTTTAGTACGTCACCGCTCTCAATTGCTTTTGACGAGGACAGCGCACCGTGGAACAGCAAATTGCCAGACGAAGACGCATCAAAGACGCCTACGTGCGAAACGGTCCCCCAAGACCCTGTTGCAGTGGGAAAACTAATCTGCGACGAATTGGTGATCGAACCAGAGGAGGCTGCGGAGCAAGTAATTACTTGTCTTGCATAACCGTTACCGGATAATTCCGTGCCTGAGTTGTCGTCACCGAACGACCCGGTGGAAAGACCGACATACACAGCTGTGGGTGAGGTAAAAGCCGTATTTCTCAGCGTGTGGTCGAGAAGGGCATTTTCTAGGTAGTCTGACGCAGCTGACATGCGTATCTCCTAAGTTTTGTATATGGACCGCATCTGTAGCGGTCCTCCTGAGAATTGTTCGCGGTCATTGCTAACGGTGGCAGCGGCAACCGCGCTTTGATAAAGGGACGACCAAGTTTGCAGACGTTGATCGTTCTGCAAGAATGGTTCCGCTTCTATCAAAGTGGCGTAAAGATAGATGTCCGGGTAATGCACCAGAATGTCATTACTGGTTGTGGTATCGGAAAGCGCCGGGATTTTTTGGTAAAACGTAATCTCCAACGTGTGAACACCGTCAGGTGTTGGACCAAGTAAAAACTCTGATCCGACAATCGTAAACGTGACGGGTTTACCGCTTTCAGAGCCTGCGCGAATTCTTGAAAAGTGCGAAGGCGTCACGAAGTCCAGTTGTCTCTTTGGAGATCCCTCGACATACATATCTCTCGCTTCAAGAAAGTTTGCAGGCAAGGCAACCGTGTCATCACCTGATGCTGTGTTTGCGTTTGCACGTTTGAGCATATGTCGCAGGCGCAAGTCCTTGTTCATACGTGCTTCAGCCAGCGTAATAAAATCTGGGATCTGGCTGGTTAAATCGTCACGCGCAAGATAATTGGCTACTGACGTTTTCAAATCGGAATATGTTCCGAGAGCCATCTAAACCGTGCCTTCCCACGTTTTGAACGCGGCGTTTTCTGGATTATTAAGCCACTGACGAAGGCGCTTTCCGTCTTGTCGGATTTCACGGGGTATCGAGTAGTAGACATTCAAAGGAATAGACGCGACACGTTTCATATCGCGTTTGCTTTGGTCAACGTGATTACGCCATAGTTTATTTTCTTCAATGATTGGCTCAACATCTTGCACACGCTGAAGATAGGAGTCGTCAGTTTTCCAATCGTAGTGATAGATAGTCTTTGTGCGCGTTGTCGGGTCGTATTCAAGCACCCGCTTGATGTCAGCCATTGCGTAGATCCATACAATTGAAAAGGACATAAATTGGAAAAGTGGGGGAGAGCCGAAACCCTCCCCCTTCACGGTTAGACCGTGAGGTCCGCAGCCTTGCCGTGGGCCTTTTCGTTTCGAAGCTCAAGTGTTGCTTCGCAAACAATTTGCTTACGCTCGGAGTCACCGGTCTTCGCGAGATCCGAAGTTTGGAACTCCCGCAGATAGGCTACCGCCGCATACTCAGGGTCAAGAATTAAAGCGGTGCGGTCACGCTGTATCCGAGAGGGGATAACAGCGGTTTCCCCGAAGTCGCTGAGATAGACATCTGCCGCCGCAATAATCTTACCAGGGCCATCACCGACCATATAACGATTGGCCGCGATACCGGCAAAACCGGATAGATTTTGCTTTGACTTTGGACCTACCATCGCAACCTTTGGGTCACCGCCATTTGTCCAAATGGACTCAATAACCTCTTTAAAAATTGTTTCTGTAAAGGTCCGCTGAGTGCCATCAGTTGGAGCCGTCCATGTCGCGCCACTGATTGCAGTTTGCGCTCCACCAGATCCAACAGATTTGTTCGAAGACAGACCGGACTCAAGGCCACCCATCACACGGGCGGCTGACGCCGAACCAGCGTTAGAGGCTTGGTTGCGAACGAGGGCAAACTCAAGGTCTTTTTTGAGTTCGACGCCGCGTCTAGCGATTTGGTATGCCATTTCGCCTTTTCGACCGGCTGCATCTACGCTTTCCAATGTGCCAGAGACTTGGACAGTCTTGGAAAGAATTTGCAGATAATTGCCTACCCGAACTGTGGGCGTGACCGCGTTGTTGCTGGCGTCGTCACCTTCAACCTGTTGGTTGGAAGCGGGGCTTGCCAAAACATCAGTCTGCACTTCATGCAGTACGTTTGATGCAGCAACTTTTGCGACGTTGCTTATAAATGGAGTTTCCTGGGGACTTACATCATAGATGACATCCGCCAAGTCTTCACGGGTACCAATCGCCTGGTGGCGTTGGAAGGTATCGCTGGGAACAGCCATAAGCTAATCCTCCTATTCAAGGGTTTGATAAAGAAGTGCAGCCGCGTCTTTTACGCTGCCGCTTTTTTTCAAACGCCTTCTCGCATCCCGCACGGGCTTTTTCTCTGCTTTTGCTGGTTGTCTGGCACCCGATCTAACGACCTTCGGGGCTTTCTTGACCTTTTGACGAGCCTTTGAATTTGGCTTGGTAGCTTCCTCATACTTCCACAACTTGTGGAGCGCATGAATCAAACGAGAGTCGTAAATCTGTTGTAACTCGTCGCCTGTGTATCCAAACTCTTTTATGGCGTAGTCCATCATCTTTCGGGTTTCGTCTTGGCGTGTCTCTGCGTTACCCCAACTCGGAACCTTCTCGACAATCTTCTGGTTTTCGACTTCCAGCATCTGCTTGAGCATTTGCTCCTGTTCAGCTGTTGCTTGCTGAACTAAACGCGTCCGCTCTGCCTGTACGGTTTCAGCTTGTGCCAGCCGCTGCTCGTACACCTCTTTCTGGCGTACGTATTCCATTGGATCGAGTTCAAGCAAGTCCTGATCCGGTTTTTGCGGCTCGACAAGATTAGCCTGTAGGGCGTCGAGTGTCTGCGCTGTGCGTTCGCGCTCGTTCCTTATTTCTGCAAGTTGTTGCTCGTACTGCTTCGCAGCTTCGGCCACTTGTTGCTTGGAACGAGTATAGTCTTGCTGACGTTGATACCCTCTGATGAGTTCCTCCTCCGTCACCTCAAAGGTCTCACCGGCAGCTTTGACGGTGTACTTTTGAGGTTGAACTTGGACTTCTTCTTCTGGCTCTTCGTCGTCAGACCCGGCGAGTTCAGAATCCTGCTCGTCGTCAAAGTCAGGGTCTTCTGGTGCGGCGTCAATCTCGCCTTCTTCATCAAATTCCTCGGCTGTATCCTCGGAATTCTCTAATTCAACCGCTGGTTCCTCGGTTGTCGTGTCTCCACGGTCCAAAATACCAGTAATTGCTTGCGTTGCGTCTGCAATATCAAACGAACGCGGTTGTTCAACAACGGACTCGTTGTCGTCTGCCATTACGGCCTCCTAAAGGAATTCCAACGCCATGACGCTGGGGTTTTCCGATTAGACGAGAGTTTTACGCTGCTCTCGCGTCAGCTTGCCGGTGCTTATCACCGACTCCAGGTGACCCTTCACAAGGTCAACAGCGCGTACAAGCTGGAACGCTTGTTCGCGTGTTTCTTGTTCAGAAGGGCCGCTGTTTCGCCACAGTTCGAGGTATTCCTCGACAACTGCGTCAAATGCTTCGTTCAGTAATTCATCTCGCAGAAGTGCCTCTGCACGTTCAGCGCGGCGGTTCGCGTCCATTAGTAAAAACCGCCCTTTCCGGCGTCGTCGTCAGCGTCATAGCCTAATGACTCCGCTGCGGCGGCGGACGCTTCGCCAGGGTCCATGCCAGCGTCAACCATTTCATCAAATGAAAGGTCAACCATCTCAGCCGATAAGGGATCGAGATTTATGTCTGGAACCGACCCCGGCACGTTTGGATCATATGAAGGATCAAAAGATGGGAAGTTGCCGCCTCGGTCAGCACTGCGACCACCCAGTACACTAGGGGCTGTAGCCAGCTGCTCTGCTATAGCCGAAGCCAAATTGGTTCGCCCACTTCGCGCTTGATTTAATGCGGCTGTGGCTTGCGCTAGGGTCATGTTGTTGTTGCGAGCCATAGCGTTCACATCTTCTATGGCACCCATTGCCATTTCGTTACCAAAGGCATCCACGTAGTTGCCTTTTTGATTGTACCCGGCCACGCCAGCGGTTGGCTCGATACTTGTTCCGGTGTTTGGATC